GCCGTCACGTCGGTGCAGTACCGCAAGGATGACGTGCTGACCACCCTCGCGGCCACCGATTACGACATCCGCTACGTCGACGGTCCGTTGGCCCAGCTCAAGTTCGACACCACCGAGACCGCCGATGAGGACACGGTCGACATCACGTACACCTGCGGCTACGGCAACCAGGTGCCGAAGGACCTCCTGCAGGCGGGCGTGGCCCTTGTGGCGCACTGGTACGCCAACGTGGAAGCCGCGGCGCCGGTCGACCTACGACCTGTTCCGTACACGACCGGGGTGATTCTCGACATGGCCCGCGTGCGGAGTGACCTGCGGTGATCAACTGCGGCCAGATGAGGACGGTGGTGGGCATCCAGCCACCCACCGACACGGTCGACCAGCTCGGTCGGCCAAACCCCACCTGGGAAACCCGCACCTACATGCGGGCCGAGGTCCGCGATCTAGGTGCCATCGAGACCGAATGGGGCGGCGGTCCTGCGGTCGTGCGTCAGTTTGACCTTATCGCCCGCTGGGGGACGGTCCAGAAGTACGGCATCACCGAGCGGTTCCGCCTGGTGTTCAACGGCCGCACCTGTGCCATCGCCGCAATCACCGACACCAAGGAAATGCACCGCCGAGCGGTCATCCGTTGCGTGGAGGTGGTGCCGTGATTGAGAAAGCGGTCCAGTCGATGCTGACCACGGGCACGCCCGGCACGGCCCTCAGCACCGCCGTCGGCGGGCGTATCAGCCTCGGCAGCCGGCTGCAGCTCGAGGGACTGCCGTGCGTGTACTTCGACGTCACGGCCGACGATACGGCCGTGATCGGCACCCGCAAGGCCCTCGCCACCGTCGAGGTCCGCAGCATCGCCGACGAGCCAGGTGACGCCCTGACCAACGCTGGCCTGGTGCTGACCGCCATGGACCGCTCGGGCACCTTCGCCACGGTGACCATCAACGCAGTGATCTACAAGGGCCGCACCCTCGACACCATGACGGTGGGCGAGGGCGACGAACACCGGCCATCCGTCGCAGTCTCCACCTTCGAGGTGCTCTATGGCTAACAGTTCAGCAGTCACCGGCGTGACCATCGGCAGCGCCGTTCCGTTCGTGCAGTCTGCCAGCGTCACCGTGGCACGCACGACCCTTCCGACCACGGCTCTTGGCGACAGCTGGGAGAGCAACGTCTACGGCGTCGCCCGCGTGTCGGGGACGCTTGAGGTGATGTACGACAAGAGCGACCACGCCACGCTGGTCGACCAGCTCGAGGGCGCCACCGCGGCCGTCACCGGGACCATCACCTGGAACACGGGCGAGACCTGGACGGGAAGCCTCCTGATCAACGACGCGGCCGCAACGGCTACCACGGATGATCTGGTGAAGGCCACCATCAGCTTTGTCGGGACGGGCACGTGGACGGTCTGACGCAAGCCCTGAAGGGCCAGCCGAAGCCGGTGCAGTTTGCGGGCGTCGCCTGCGAGCTGACCCGGCCGACGGTCATGGACGCCGTGGTGCTCGCCGATTGGGTCGCCAAGAACCCCGGCGAGGATGTTCGGGCCTCGGCGTTCCTTGTCGCCCGTCACCTGCACCAGGCGGGCCGTCCGGTGTTCGCTACGCTCGAGGACGTGATGCAGGCCGATTGGGCAACGATCCGCCCGCTGTTCGACATGGTCAACCAGCTCTACTCCGAAGGGGGAAACTGAGCCGCGACGCCCGCCAGCTCCTGCGGGCGTCAGTGCATCGACTGGAGCTGGACACCCCGGTGGCGGTCGCCAACGGGCTCAACGCCACGGACTGGGACGAGGCACGAAGATGGCTAGACCAACAAAGGGCGGCGTCCAGTTCACGATCAAGCTCCAGGACACGGAGTTGATTCGGCGGGCGTTCACGCAAGTCGACGCCAAGGTGCGTTGGGACACCATGAAGGTGTACCTGCGGGACTGGGCCAAGGCCACGCGGCGGACCATGAAGAAGTTCGCCCCAAAGGCCAAGGCCGAATACAACCGCTACCGCGAAGAGGGGATCAACACCCCGCGTAACGGGGCCGGCACCGGCACCATCGTGGCGGTCGAGCCGGGCGGAATGCTTCGGCGCTCGATCACCTACCGAGTCAAGCGGTACAAGCGGGGGCGGGCGATCTGGGTCGGCGTCGGCGGCCAGACGCCGACCAAGGGCGGGTATTTCCCGGCCGGTTGGCGTGCTCGTTTCGCCGAGGGTGGGGCGTACAACAAGTTGCACAGGCGATACCTTGGAAGGACCCGTTTCCGCACCAAGAGCTGGGAAGCGACTCGCCTTTATGGTGAGGAACAAATCGAGGCGGGCGTGCGAGCTGCCCTGAAGGCGGGAGGCTTCGCATGAGCAAGAAAATCGGCATGAACGTCGCCCTCGGTTTGAGCACCGGGGGGTTCAGTCAAGGCCTCAACAAGGCCAAGCTGGACATGGACAAGTTCAGCAAGGACATCAAGCGGCAAAACGAGGTGCTTGGAAAGATCGGTTTGGGTGGCCTCGGTCGTGGGTTTGGAATGGCCGGTGGCCTTGCCGAAGGTTTCGCCATGGGCGGTGTTGGCGGAGCTGTAGCGGCGGTTGCCGCTCCGATGGCCGCCCTTGTGGGCGTAATCAGCTTCATGGAGGCCATGAACAAGTTCCGGCGTGAATCGGTCAAGGCCGTCGAGCAGTTCAACAAGGACATGGCCGAAGCAAAGATCGGGCAACTGGTGACGGACACCCAAAGTGCGTTTGCCCTCGAGGCTGCCCGGCAGCCAACCGTGCAGGGTCCTGGGTTCTTTGACACGTTCATGCAATCGCTGGCGACGATGTCGGGCGGACAAAATCTGCTTCTTGGTGCACGTGGAGCTGCTGGGGCAGCCGGAAACCTGCTGGGTCAGATTCTCGAGGACCCGACCAGGCTTATGCCTATCAACATGATGCGAGGTCAAGGCTTGGACCTTGGCCAAGCATCCGCTGCTTTCGATGTCGGCATGGCCCAAAACACCGCCCAAGCACAGTGGGCTGACGCGCAACTGCGTGAACTCAAGGCCATGCGTGCCGCGATGGAGGGCAACTGATGGCGCTTGAATACTCTCGCGTTTCGTCCCAATACGACGAAACCACCGGTCGCTTGGTCGAACGCTGGCTGGTCTGGGACAAGGCCGGCACCGCAACCGAAGGCCCCGAAGGCGTCCTGGTCAACCTGCGGGCGTTGACCTCGCCGGCGGTCATCACCAGTCTCCTTTACCCACGAAAGACTTTCGCGAGCAGCTTCAGCCAGGCCACCGTCGGGCAGACGCTTCGCCTGCGGGACATCGGCGTGGAGATGATGAACGCGGCGGCCGGATGGATGGCCCAGCTGACGCTGACCTACGGCACCCGGTACACCCTGCGGCGTGACAGCGCGACGGCGTCCAAGGCCCTGCTGCCCGTCAACCGCAGCGTGCAGCCGTCGACGCGAGCGATGGCGTGTTTCCGGGACATCCTCGGCGCTTCGGCGCTGCCGACTGGAACAACCCTCGAGAGCAGCGTGGACATCGGCGGGACGAAGCTGGACGAGGGCGGCAATCCGCTCACCATTCCCGTGCCACAGGTCACCGTGACGCTGACGAGCATCATCGACTCGTTCCAGACCGACCTGACCGCCTACGACATCGCCTGGACCACCCATGGATTGACACTGAACAATGCGGCGTTCCTCGGGTTCCCCGCGTACTCGTGTCTCCTGACCGACGTCGGTTTCCAGCACCTCGAGGATGAGTATTTCACCGCCCGCATCGTGTTCCTGCACGACACCTATTTCTTCTTTGAGCAGGTCGCCAAGCGGGACTCGGACGGCAAGGTCAAGGTGAACAGCAGCGGGCAGGCTTCCGACGTCCGCTGGAAGCGGGCCAACGTGGAAGCCACGAACTGGAACGCCTCGACGTTGCTGCCGACCGCCACCTGGACCTATGACCGGCTCCTCAAGGCCGAGTTCGGGGTGACGCCTTGAGGGGCATTTACAACGCCATGCAGCAGGGCGACCGGGCCACGGCCGCAATGTTCCAGCGGGCGGGCTCGAGCTTCTCGACCGACCGGGAGCTTGAGAACTACCGCACGCAGGTGGCGTTCGTGCCGGCAAAGGTCACAGCGTACACGGTTGTCACTGCCGATCTGAAATGGGAATACTCCTGGGAAGAGGTCCGTTTGACGGCAGCCACGGCAAGCGCGGCTGCCAAGACCAACGGCCTTGCCAACGCGATTGCAGGCTACGCCTACAACTGGAACGAGCTTTCCAACAGCTCGACCATGTGGGCGCCTTTGGGCAATCCGGTCAACGTGCCGGCCGGGTTTGTTCTCAAGCCGATTGCGGTGGGAACGCCAATCTTGCTATTCCCGGTCAGGGACACCACCGGGGCCCTGTATTGGGTCTTTGACAAGGTCAACGCCATTGACGGAGCTTGCCCATGAGCGAACAGCTCGACGTACGCCAGTTCTACACCCGCCCGCAGGTCGGTACGCTCGTGTTCAAGGATTCGACCGGCACCCCGGTGAACCTGACCAGCTACACCGGCGAGCTGAAAGTCGTGTCGCTCGATGACACCGACGCCTACGCCACGACTCTGACCACCTCCAACGGCGGGTTGAGCCTCGGCACCACCAACGGGCTGGTGACCATCAACTGGCATACGTTCATCGCCAGCCTGCCGGAGGTCGGCCGCTGGATTCTGCACGTCATCACGCCGAGCGGCGGCAACGTGTTTGTGACCAGCGGCACCATCGTCGTGGAGGACAAGCCGTGACCGTAGAACCGAGCAACAACTGCACCAGCGTGACGGTGGAGGATGACGGCTCGGCCGTTGTCGCCAGCTGCAACACGATCCTCAACCAGACGATCACGGGTGGCGGCGGCATCTCGGACGGCGATAAGGGTGACATCACCGTGTCCGGCTCCGGGGCCACCTGGACGATCGACGCGGGCGCCGTGACCTACGCGAAGATCCAGCCGACCGCAGCGGCTCGACGCCTGATCGGTCGGCCCGACGCGACCGCCGGAACCGTCTCGGAAATCAGCCTCGGGACCGGCCTCAAGTTCGACGCCGGGAGCCTCGTCGTCGCGACGACCGACGTCGTCTCGACCGCCGTCACCCTCACCGCGGGGACTGGACTCACCGGAGGCGGAACACTCGAGGCAAACCGGAGCTTCGCCGTCGACTTCGCGACGAGCGGCTCGGCGACCGCCGGGAAAGCCGTCGAGGCGACCGACTCGCGGCTCACAAACGCCCGTACGCCGACATCGCACACTCACGCTGCGGCCGACGTCACCTCGGGTACGTTCGACATCGCCCGCATCCCACGGCCAGGCGTGCTGGTGCCGTCCACGATGTCGATGACGTGGTCGGATTTCACCGGTACCAGCGTCATTCCGTGGGCATCGCTGACAAGCGGAACCGGTGCTGCCGTAGGGTTCACGCAAAGCGGCGCAGATGACAATCCCGGGTTGTTGACGTTTAGCACCGGCAGCACGGCGACCGGAAGGGCGGGCACGGGCAGCGGCAATACCGATGCGTTCGTGTTCGGTACTCGGCCGCACGTGTTCTCTACTGCGGTCCTGTTGGTGACCAACCTGAGCACGTCCACCGAGCGGTACCACATGGAAGTCGGGTTTATGGATTCACTGACCGGTGCATTCACGAACGGCGCGTACTTCTCGTACACCGACAACGTGAACAGCGGCAACTGGCTGTGCACCTGTTCCAATGGCACGGGCAGCACGTCGGTCGACAGCACCATTGCCGCGGCCACGGGCACCTGGTTCCGGTTGGAAATCGAGGTGAACGCCGCAGGCACCTCGGTCGTGTTCAAGATCAACGGGACAACCAGGGCCACTATCACGACCGACATCCCGACCACGACCAGCAACCGCCTCGGGCTTGCCGTACAACAGCGAAAGACTGTGGGTACTTCCAGCCGCTCAAGCCGCTGCGACTACCTGCTGCATTACTCGGAGGTCAGCCGATGAGATGGGGAATCGTTGACGAGTCGAGCCGGGTGGTGGCCATCGTGGACAGCGACGTACGCCCGCCGAGTTCCTATCGCATCCCGGCGGGCGTGGCCGTCCAGGTCGGCTGGAGCTGGACCGGCTGGGAGTTCCGGTCGCCCCGCTGGTCCTCGTACGAGTTCCTGCGGCGCTTCTCGTCAGGGGAGCGTGACGCGATCCGGTACGCCGCGGCCGGAGATGCTGCCGTGGCTGATCTGATGATGTTCCTGCAGACCTCCACCGAGGTGGTGTCCGACGACACCACGACCGACGTGGGGCTGGCCTACCTCGTGCACCTCGGAATCATCACGGACGCTCGGAAGGCCGAGCTGTTGCAGCCATGACCATCGAAACCGCCTACGCAATCATTGGTTCGCTCGCCGCCAGCTGGTCGGCGGCCGCGTTCCTGTATTCAAAGCTGGGTTCACTAAGCGCCCGCATCGAAGCCCTTGATGAACGCACGAAGGCGCACCACCGTCGCCTCGAGAAACTGGAAACCCGATGACCACCAACAGCTGGCGGACTACCGTACTGGGCATCACCACCATCATCGCGGCCGTGGCCGGCCTCGTTCAGGCGATGCTGGACGCCGACCCATCGACCAACCCGGACATGACGGTGGCCGCAGCGGCCATCCTGAGCGGTCTGGGGCTGATCTTCGCCCGCGACGCCAAGGCCACGACGTACGTAGAGGAGCCCAGGTGACGTGGCGGAGCTGGCGGTACTGCTCGGCACCGTTCTGGCCGCTGTGGTCGTTGCTTTGGTCGATCGGGCTCTGGATTCGCGGGTGCGGGTGGTGGGGTCCAGCGGTCATCGTGACCGCGTGCGCCGTGCTATCGACCGGATGCGGAAGCCTCCCGCCGGTGGCCCCGCCGGGGGAACCGAGGATGGTGCTCGAGGCCGAGGGCCGGGTTCGCCTGGCGACGTTTGACGAGGCCGCGGGCGAGTTCGTGGACCTCGGCTGGCACGATGCCGCGGGCCTCCGCGGCTGGACGATCGCCGACTACGACTGGAAGCCATGACCGCGACCTACCGGTGCTGCTGCGGTGAGCCTGCGCAATGCTGCGCCCAGTGGTGTTCATGTTCCGACACGATCACCATTTCCCTGTGCAAGCGATACACGGAAACGACGGCGTACGCCTGCGGCATGGGCAGCATCACACCCTGTCCGATCGCGGACGGGACGATCATCGGCCAGCGGTATTCGGCGTGGCGGATCAACAATCTCAAGCTGCAGAGGGTCACGACCCCGCCTTTGTCGTCCTGCAACGATTGCTGTTACTACCGGGCGGTCACCGGGGAAGGACAGACCGGCACCCTTGAGGCATGGGACGAGGGCTGGTACGTCAACTGCTACGAGCAGGACGGCGAAGAGTGCATCATTGGTAACAAGACGTGCGAGGGCTACCTGCTTGGGCCGTTGTCCGGTTCCAGCGGCACCTGGACGCTGAATGACTTCAGCGCCACCCTACACACCGAGTGTTGCGATCCAAGCGGCTGCAACGGACAAAGCATCCGTGCCATCTTGAGCATCCGCGCTGGTGGCAGCCGGTCAAACGCCACCGAAACGACCGACTGCTGCACGCAAACCACGACGACCGGAACGCTGACTGTCGATACGTTTTTCCAATACACCTGGGACTGCAGGCATCAAAGCCGCTGGGTCGGCACCTGCCCGTGCGACCTCATGCAAGAGCCTGGGCAAACCACTCAAGACAATCTGTTTGCCACGGGTGGTTGTGGCGGCTCGCCGCTTTCCGCTCCTTGCCCGTGTCCGACAACGGGTCAGGCTGATGACTACGCCCCGGCTTGTTTGGGAGACACCGTACAGCCAGTGATTACGGGTTGCGTGGAGACCACGTCGGGAATCATCTGCACCACGCCAGGCAACAACGGCAGCATCGAGAGCATCAGCGGATGCGTTTGACCTGCCTGCACATCCGTCCTGGTCCCCGTTGCGTGCTTGAGCTGGCGACACCGGATTGCCTGCCGGCAGCCTGCGAAACCTGCGAGCACTATCGCGGCCCGAGCCGCGGCCTCGGCGATGTCGTGGCCAAGGTCGCCCAAGCGACCGGGGTGGCGGCGGTGGTGAAGGCCGTCGCGGGCGAGGGCTGCGGCTGCGGCCAGAGGCGGGCGGCCCTCAATCGGGCGGTGCCGTTCAAAGAGGGCGCCGACTAGTTACGGGACGGAAATCCCTGTTATGGGCCGTAAATGTCGGCGTTATCCGTCGGGCAGTACCTATGCCCCTGTTTGTAGGAGTTTGTCCCCGTTGACTTTACGTTTGCTAGACCCATCGTCATGGGCACGGAGGTGTGCCCATGTACGAGTGGTGGCTGATCAAAGAGGAAGGCAAGCGTTGGGAAGTCGTAAGGTCTGATGACGCAAGGCTTTGGAAGTGCCACTGGAAATGGCGTGCTGGGCTGAACGAGCAGTTTGCCCGCCGCACGTGCGAGGCGTACAACAGAGGGAGGGATGAGCACGGAAACGCGATCAAGTTTCGTTGACATCAGACCCACCCGCCGATATACCGTCAGACGCTTTGAGTCTGGTAATGCCTGTTCTGGGACCTCGAGTGAAGGCCCGCAGGCAGGCCCAGGCGAAGCCAAGGAGCCTGCAAATGAAGACCGAAATCAGCAAGACCCGCAGCGACCTTCAGGACCAGATCGACGACCTGCAGCAGGGCACGCACGACACCAAGAGCTGCCTGCAGGACCAGATCGACAACCTGCAGCAGGGCGCGTACGACACCAAGAGCTGCCTGCAGGACCAGATCGACGACCTCCAGCAGCTGGTGGGGAACCTTACCCTGCTGGTGGGCGGCAGCCGGAGCCCGGACCACACCGAAAACCTGTCCTTCCTGCGGGCGTGCTTCCTGCGGAGCCTGCACCAGGGGTACATGCCGGCGGAAAAGCTGATCGACCTGGCCTTGGGCCTGGACACCCGCAACTTGAACGGGCAGACCTGCGACCAGCTGGTGCAGACGCTCGAGCGGGCGATCGACGCTCACCACGTGGAGGTCTACAACGCGAAGGCGGGGCAGGCTTGAGCGACATCGTCCTGTCCAGGCCGGTGCCCGACGCCCTCCCGGGCGCCATCGCCAAGTACGTCGTTCAGCACCTGACCACCGAGCTGCAGGGCAAGCGGTACGTGACCGTCGCCGGGGCCACCGCCGTGGCCTCGGCCCTGGGCTACAGCGTCCGGGAGGCCGAGGGCGGCTCGAGGTATGTCCGCAAGACCGAGGACCTCCCCGGATACTGGGAATGCACGGCCGAGGTGCTCGACCCGTCCGGGGCGGTCATCGGTCGCGGGACCGGCATGGTGGCCGATGACGAATCACCATGGAACCGTCGCCAGCATTTCGCCAGGCGGGCGATGGCGTCCACCAGGGCGGCCGGGCGGGCGTTGAGGCTGGCGGTGGGCCACCTCTTCGCCGGCCTCGGGGCGGGCGTCCAGAGCGTCACGCTTGAGGAGATGCCCGAGGTGGAGTACGAGCCTCCGAAGGCTTCTACGCCCGCCAAGGCCGCCACGCCGCCAGCGGGCGTGTTTCCGCCGTCGGACGAGGAGGCGGGCGAGTTCACGGGCGTGCTGGTCAAAGCATGGCCGCCACGTCCGGGCAAAAAGGGAATCGGCATCGACGTCGAGACGCCGGAAGGCAAGGTCAAGCTCGGGGTGTTCAAGGAACACCACATTGCTGACTGCCGCGAGCTGGAGGGCTCGGACGTCGTGGTGTCCTGGAGGCGATCCAAGGACGGCAAGTACCTGAACCTCGAGGGAATCCTGGCCACGAAGCCGAAGGCGCTGCCCAAGCCGCCGCCTGGCGATCCGGACCAGGACGTTCCCTTCTGAATCCACTCGTGCACTCCTTGCTCGGCCCCGGGGCCGGCGGTCAAGCCGTCGCTCACGCCCCGGGGCCGGGAGGGGTGCATAGGGAGGCCCGATGGGCTACCACTTACCAAGCTCGTACATACTCGCGCTGCCGCTGGCACCGCTGGGGCGGTACGTACTGCTCGTCATGAACGACATGGGCTGGCCGTGCTGGCCGTCCATTGAGACGCTGGCGAAGCGTTCGGGCATTCCCCGCCGCACCCTCCAAACCGTGCTCGGTCACCTCCGAAAGGGCGGTGTCCTGAAGTCGTCCGGCAACGGCAAGGCGCTCACCTGGGAGATGCTCGAGGTGCCGTCCGAAGTCGTCCGAAAGGTTGACGTTCAGGTGCGCCGCAGCGGCGCCAACCGGCGCCGTAACGGCGCATCACCTGCGCCGATACGGCGCACCACCTGCGCCGTTACGGCGCATGGATCAGAAACAGAAAAGGAAACAGAAAAAGAAACCCGGCGTCTGAGCCCGCAGCAGCTCGAGGAGCTGCGGGCGACGCCGGCGGAATCGGATGCACCAGGCACACGGTACGAGTCGCTTGCCGAAGCCATCCGCCAACGAATTCGGGCGGTTGTTCCGTCCACCTCGTCAAGGGTTGGGCCTGACGAGGTTTCAAACCACCAGGACGCCGCCGAGGCTTGGCGGCGTCTGAAGCTCCTGAAGGAAGGGAGGCTGACGGCATGAAATCGACGGCACAGCTCCTGAACGAGATGCTTGTCAACGAGGCACGTAAAGCCGCCCTGGTCAGGATGAACGAAACCAAGAAGGGTTCGTCTATCGACCTGTACGGCCGGGCAGACGGCACGCCCTACGCGATTGATTGGAAGCGGATCAACACGCACGAGAAGCTGCTGCGTTGGATCTACCACCTGATCGAGAAGGACTGGGTTACCAAAGATCACGTCGAGATGTTGCTTTACGTGTGGGCTAACCAGTTCCACCGTGGCAATAAAGACGCCAGCGACACACTGATTGGACCTCTCTGACGGGTCGAGGCTCAGCGATTGCCATACCCGACGGTCAAAAGCGATCCGTGGAAAAGGCGTTTGGTCAAACGACGCCGGAGCTTTGGACTTTGGTCAGAGCGATTCTGGAAGGCTTTGGTGGATCGTGCCTTACTGGACAGGCAAGCGGGCGAACAAGCACCGATAAGCACGACTGTGCTGGAAATGATCAAAGACATGAACGAATACATGTACTCTGTCGGGACAAGGAGATGGCATGAACCAGACAAAGAAGCGTCACCCGGTGGTCACCGGCCTGCTCTGGGCGGGTGTGGTAATGCTGCTGCTGTTCTTCACCTGCCTGGCGTACGTGTCCAAGGACGCGTTCATGGCAGGGTTCAGGTCGGCTTTCTAAGCCACCAGAAGCCTCGGAGGGCCGAGGCATGAACAGCCGAGCCAAGGGCAAGCGGGGCGAGCTGGAGGCCGCAAAGGCCCTCAGCGAGGTTCTTCGGGTCGGCGTCGAACGCACCGTCCAGTACAACGGGGCTGCGGGCGATGCCGACCTGAAGATCGAGGCATTGCCCATGCTGCATATCGAGGTCAAGCGGCGAAGGAACGCCATCACGCCTGACCAGGCGGAACAGTTCCTTGAGCAGGCCGAAGCCGACGCCCGCCCTGGCAAGGTGCCTATCTGCATCCATCGTGCCGACGATGACCGAGGGTGGTGCATCACCCTGCGGCTCGCCCGCCTGTTCGACTTCGTGTCCATGATGTGCCGTCACGTCGCCTGGTTCGGCAAGTGACCAAACGTCGCTCGAGCATCCCCAAGCTGAGCCTCCCGAGCTGGGGCAAGGCGTTGAACACCAAGGTGCAGTATTCGGGCTGGTGGACCACGATCCGCCAGCGTCAGCTGACGGCAGTACCCAAATGCGAGCGGTGTGGCGCCCTGGCCACCGAGGTCCACCATCGGATCCCGGTCAGCCAGGGCGGACCACGTTACCTGTTCAGCAACCTTGAGAGCATCTGCGGCCCGTGCCATCGGGCCCACCACGGGCATCGCCCCGACAACCACTAGCCAGTCGGTGACGCACACAGCGTCCAGGCCGGCCCAACGGTGACCCCCGTCATCGGTGTCGACCCCCCTTTATTCGCGTGATAACGCGGGTACGGGGGGGGTAACGACCCCCGATAACGGGGGTCCTGAGGTAC